GAAGTTTATCAATAAGATAGCCAACGAATTATCCGACGAAGCAATGATGGATAGTAACGGGCGCGAAGTGCCTGTGACCAATGCTGAGAAGCTGGCGCGAGTAATCTGGCAACATGCTATGGGATTCGTAGAGGACACCGTTGTTACAGAGGGCGGAGAACGGATAGTCAAACATAAAGAGATCAAACCTGACTACCGCTACGTGGCTATGCTGTGGGACCGACTTGAGGGCAAAGCAGTATCTTCTGATAATACTATTGGTCCAAAAAAGCAGCCTAAGAGTGACGAGGTAAATGAACAGGCTGAAGCACGATTGAAAGACCTGGCAGAAGAGGTTTAAGATGCTACTATCCAGTAACCATAATACCGTAAAACCGGAGCTACCATCTCCATTTCCGATGCGATCTGCCGTATGGACGGACCCGAAATCGGGATATAAGATCCCTCGCGGTGAACTACGTAATATAAAATGGAGACAGAAATTATTGAAGCAGGCAGAGTGTGACCCCGGTATACAGCGGGCATTGTGGGCTGCTTGTGAGAAATCAGTGATATTCTGGATTAACACATTTGTGTGGACGTACCATCAGTTCGATGTTGATGAACACGGGTCACGCATAGCAGCCAAGCATGAGCATGTACCATTTGTTACTTGGGATATCCAAAATGAATTATTTGATGAGTTAGCCCGTCGTCTTGATTCACCTGATTTGGATGACAAGGGAAGAGACATACTGATAAATAAATCCCGTGATATGGGTGCGTCGTGGTCATGCCTTGCATTTATACACTGGTTGTGGTTGTTTAGGCCGAACAGTCAGCTACTAGAACTGTCACGTACCGAAGACTACGTAGACAAATCTGGTAACATGAAGGCGCTATTCCAGAAACATGATTACATAAATAAATGGCTTCCAGACTGGATGCTGCCACCGGATTGTTTACCCGGCGGTAAGAACAGAACTAAAATGCACCTGATGAATGGGTGGAATGGGAGTTGCATAGATGGAGAATCAACAACTGAGCATGCAGCGTCTGGTGACCGTCGTCTTGTTATTCTACTTGACGAGTTTGCGAAAGTTAAAAATGGAAAACTTATGCGGTCAGCTACTCGTGATGCTGGCCTTATGCGGTTGGTTAATTCTACTGTCGCTGGTCCTGGTACCGAATATAGTCGTTGGAAAAATTCGGGGCAGATCTATGTGTTCCCCCTTATGTGGTGGGACCACCCTGAAAAGGGTAGAGGCCGATATGCTGAGCAAGATCCTCTTACTGCGGCATGGAAGATCAGGTCGCCCTGGTACGCTGCGGAAGAAAAGGTAAGATCGCGGGCTGAGATGGCCAGGGAAATAGACGCAGAAGATGTAGAGGCTGGTGATCTATTCTTTGCCATAGAGAACGTAGAAAAGCACATGGCATTGTTTAGCAGGGACCCGTTATCTCGGTGGGAGATCGACCTTAAACACACAGTGACAAACGAATCTATAAAGGACAAGATACGTATACGTGACCCTGAATGCTATTTCATGAAGAAGTGCAATGGCCCTCTGCGTGTGTGGGTAAAGTTGTTGGACAAACGGCTAGACCAGACTAAGACCTATATAATCGGGATTGACTTGAGCAAAGGACAGGGCGCGTCCAATACGGTATTTTCAATCAAGTGCAAGGAAACGAAAACCAAAGTAGCCGAATGGCGTGACGCGAATACACCACCGTATGAGGCCGCGCGAGTAGCGGTGGCCCTTGCATTGTGGGTCGGTGGCCGGGGCGGGCTGCCTGTATTGAAATGGGAGAACAATGGTCCGGGCTGGGATTTTGGTAGACAGATAGTGCAGAAATACTTCTATCCAAAGTATTACATGAAGCGTAGAATAGGGCAGAAGAATGAGCAAAAGACAAGATCTTACGGATGGCATTCGGGACAACGTGAAAAAGAAGAGTTGCTGCGTGAGTATGATCGTGCGTTGGCTCACGGCGGATACATCAACCCGTGTAAGTTCGCCCTTGAGGAAGCCCGGCAGTACATATACTATCCATCTGGTGGTATAGGCCCAGCGGCATTAGTAGAGGAAGATGAAAAGGCTAAAAAGACACATGGTGATTGTGTTATAGCTGATGCTCTTACATTAGACGATAGAGATACAGTAGGTGGCCCTACAGAAGACATTAAGTACAATAGAAGAACTGCTGCGTATAGAAAACAGCAGTTGAAAAATAAACGTCGTGGCAAGTCACGGCAGGTTACATTATAGCCGGGGAGTGACATGGGTAAGTCATCTATCGAGCGTCAGGTCATGCTTTCTGTAAAGCAGGGCTTCGAGCGCATGAGTAAATTTAAACGCGGTAGAGCTATGTACCTACGGCAGTATGTTGGGCACTACTATCGCGGTGGTAAATGTGTAGAGGGTGAGGAACCAATCAACATGATCTATCATGTGATACGGTCATTGGTCCCTAATCTGGTTATGCGAAACCCGATCAATAAGGTAACCACGGAATTCCCTGATTACAAGGCATATGCCTATATGATGGGGTTGGCCCTTGATAATCTTGATAAGACACTTGACTTGAAGACGATCATACGGAGGGCAATTGTAGACGCGCTGTTTGCAATGGGGATTGTTAAGGTTGGTATAAATGATTCAGATTCACTTATAGATTTTGGTGACACTAGGGTTGACCCCGGTCAGGTATATTGTGACAATGTGGACTTCGATGATTTTGTGATTGACACGCATTGCAAGCGACTGGAAGAAGCTGCCTTCATGGGGCACCGCATGAACATACCGAGATCGGTTCTTCTTGAGGATGATCGTTTTGATGAAGAACTGGTTATGAAGCTACCAAAGTCTAGGGACTCGGATGAATCATCGTCAGACAAAGTTGCAAATCTGACCAGACTATCTATGGTACATGACGACGAACTTGCCAGCATGAATGATTATGTTGACATAGTTGAATTGTATCTACCGAGTGAAAACACGGTTATAACTATTCCTGACCCGTTTCAGCACATGTGCGATAAGTATCTGAGTATTCAGGATTACTACGGACCTAAGCATGGACCATATAGGTTTCTGTCTCTATCACAACCGGTACCGAATAATCCGTTTCCGATAGCACCAGTGGGTATATGGTATGACCTTCACATGCAAGCCAATGAGTTAATGGTAAAGCAGATGGAGCGTGCCAAGAATCAGAAGACATTGTTTGTTGTTGACCCAGGTAATGCTGATCAGGCTGAAGATATGCGGGATGCATCTGATGGCGAGATCATCATGGGTGACCCAAACTCGGTAGAGACAGTGAGTACAACTGGTGCAGAAGTTGAGACTGATCGCGCATTGGGCAACTTGCAGACATGGTTTAACTACATGGCCGGGAACCCAGATCAAATGGCCGGTGTTGCCTCTGGTGCAAGAACTGCTACGCAGGCAACAATACTGGAAGGAAATGCCAATATTGTCAGTGAAGATCGTCGCGGGATGATTTATGATTTCACTGCTGGTATTAACGGAGACATGGCGTGGTATTTACATTATGACCCTCTGATAAAGATACCGCTTATCGCGAGGTCGCATTCTGGTGAATCTACACCGTTTAAACCGGGTGAGGGGATTGTCCTTACACCGGAACAGCGTAGAGGTGATCACTTTGATTACGCCTTTAGTATTAGACCACGGTCTATGCGGGCGATTGATCCAAATATTCTGAATAAAACAATACTGGAATTCGCTACCAATGTAGTACCGGCATTGTGTATGTCTGCGCAACAATGTATGATGCTTGGAGTTCCGTTTAATCTACAACGGTCTATAACACAGATGGCCGATCAGTTTGATTTAGCTGATTTTGTTCAGGACTGGTTTGATGACCCAGAGTTTCTTGCACGCATCCAGTATATGCAAGCCCTTGGACCTGCACCAGAAGGAAAGGGGATGGGCATGGGAATGTCACCGCGTGGAATGATGCAGAATAATGGTCCGCCAATGGCGAACCCTAATGTAGGGGATGGCGGGAATATGAACGTGCAGGCACAACAGATCGCGGGTGTTATGCAGAGTTCGATGAAAGGACCAGGAGGATACTAATGAGTGATGCTTACAAACGTGCTGCTGCTAGATTGGAAGAGGATAAGAAGAAGCAGGCCGCACTTAAAGAAGGTGCTAAGAAGGCCGTAGAAAAGGTTAAGTCACAGAGAGTAGATAAACCTAAAAAGATGTCTGATACTTCCGGTGAAAATCCTGCTAAACAAAAAGTTGATTGGGTGTCCTCGCTTAAATCCAAAGTACGTGAATACTTTGGCAAAAAGAAAAAGGAATCTGTAAAAACTGCCAGAACAAAAAGTGTAAATAAGGGATTGAGGTCGAGGAACGCTCTGACGGAGGAAGAGGTAAAGAAACTTAATCGAGGAAAATAAGA